TGACGCTTTGGCTTCACGAGAGTTTGATAAGCGTGTCAAAGTTGCTGAATTGATGCTTAAAGAAGCTGATATTCAGAACAAGGCTAAGATTGTTGAAAAACAGATGACTAGACAATGAATCCAGAAGATTTAGCCAAACAAAAGCGTAAAGAATCTTCTAAAAAGTACTATGAAGAGAATAAAGAGGCGTGTAAACAAAGGACTAAAGAGCATCCATCCTGTATAGCTGCGAGAGAAAAATATAGGAATAAGCCTGAAACAAAAGATAAGATCAGGAATTGGAAACTTTTGCAGAATTATGGGATAACAAACCAAGATTATGAGCAAATGCTTGAAAATCAAGGATTTTGTTGTGCTGGATGCGGTTTACACCAAAATATCTTAGAAAAAAAGTTACATGTTGACCATGACCATGTAACAGGAAGAGTAAGAGGTCTTCTTTGCGGTAATTGCAACAGGGCTTTAGGCTTAGTCAAAGATAATTTAGAAACATTGGTTAGACTACAAGAATATTTGGAAAAATCTAATGCAACTTGAGCCATCACTTCAGAAGTACTACGAAGAGCGTTTCTCAATGATGTCCACTCAAGGGTGGAAAGAATTGATGGAAGATGTTGACAAAATGATAGAGCGAAAAAAGTCTACAATTCAGAAAAGGCGAGTATTCAATACTAATTTGGCTGAAAAACTTGAAACAAGTCAGCGAAAGAGCATTTGAGGACTTAAATGAAAAGAATGTATGAATTTGCCTGTGTAAATGGGCATAAAACGTCGAGACTTGTTGTTTATGAGACAACGAGTCTTATGTGTGAGTGTGGTGAGGAATCTCATCGCACTTTATCTGCGCCTTATTTTAGGCTTGAAGGATGGTCTGGTTCATTCCCAACGGCTCACGCCAAGTTTGATAAAAGCCATCAAGACAAGTTGAAATCTGAGCGCAAACTCAACTCATAAGCAATTATGCCGAGTTGAATCTCCTACAACCGATAGCGGCAGGAAAAGGAAAGAAGTATGTTGATTGACAACGACAAAGAAGAGTTTGGTGAGTTAGAGCTTGAGCAACAGAAGATTGAGCAAAAGGCTGAACTTCCTGAGAAATACAGGGACAAAAGTTTAGACGATATTGTGAAGATGCACCAAGAGGCTGAAAAGCTAATTGGAAAGCAAGCACAAGAAGTAGGCGAAGTCCGTAAGTTAGCTGATGAACTTATTAAGCAGAACCTTGGGTCTAGACAGCAACAGACTAGACAGGAAGAGCCTGAAGTAGATTTCTTTGAGAATCCACAGAAGGCAGTTCAAAGGACAGTTGATAGTCACCCAGACATCATAGCGGCACGACAAGTAACGCTAGAAATGAAAAGGTCACAGATTCAGCAAAGGTTAGCGCAAGAACATCCCGACTTTGGCGAAATTGCTAAAGATCAGGATTTTGCAAATTGGGTGAAGTCTAGCCCTGTTCGCATCAAGATTTTTGAGCAAGCCGATTCTGGATATGATTTCGACTCAGCCAATGAATTGCTATCTACCTACAAGCAACTTCGTGGTGTTAAGAATAAGCAAGTAAGCGATGCGGGAGAAGCATCAAGAAAGCAAACTCTTAAAGCTGTTGGAGTTGATACAGGTGGTTCTGGTGAATCATCAAAGAAAGTATATCGAAGGGCTGACCTTATTCGGCTGAAAATGCAAGACCCTAACCGCTATGAAGCGTTATCTGATGAAATCATGGTAGCGTATCAAGAAGGTCGGGTCAGGTAAAATTTAACTATTTGGAGATTTAATTATGGCTAATACAGCATTCGCACCTAACAATGCAACCACAGTAACCACAGCAGCAACGTTCATTCCTGAAATTTGGAGTGATGAAATTGTTGCCAGTTACAAGAAGAACCTTGTTCTAGCAAACTTGGTTATGAAGATGAACTTCAAGGGCAAGAAAGGTGACATCGTTCACATTCCAGCTCCTGGTCGTGGCAACGCTTCAGCAAAAACTAAAACAGACGCAGTTACCTTAATTGTTGACACCGCTTCTGAAGTTCAAGTATCTATCAACAAGCACTATGAATATAGCCGCTTGATCGAAGATATTGTCGAAGCACAAGCATTGAACTCAATGCGTAACTTCTACACTTCTGACGCTGGTTATGCTTTGGCAAAACAAGTCGATACAGATTTGATCCAATTGGGTCGTTCAGCTAATGGTGGTACTGCTGATAGCGCACGTTACACAGCTGGTTTTGTTGGTGGCGATGGTACAACAACCTTTGACTACTCAGCAAACTCTAGCACTGGTAATGCATCTGCTCTGACTGATTCGGCTATTCGTCGCACTATTCAGCGTTTGGATGACAACGACACTCCTATGGATGGTCGCTTCTTCATCATTCCTCCTTCAAGCCGTAACACGTTGATGGGTCTTGCCCGTTACACTGAGCAGGCTTTTGTGGGTGATGGAAACGCTATCCGCAATGGTGAAATCGGCAACCTTTATGGTATCCCCGTGTTCACTTCTAGCAATGCTGACCATGCTTCTGCAACTGCTGCTTACCCAGCAAGCGGTAGCTCTATTGCTCGTGTCTGCTTGATGGGTCATAAAGACTCTATGGTTCTGGTTGAGCAAGTTGGTATCCGTTCACAAGTTCAGTACAAACAAGAGTACCTTGCTACTCTGTTTACTTCTGACACTTTGTATGGTGTTGCCGCTTTGAGGAACGCTGCCACTACTGGTGCGGCTACTTCTTCTTCCATGTTTGCCTTGGTTGTTCCTTCTTAATTGATTACAACCTTTCCCCTCGCCTTCGGGTGGGGGGTTTTTTACATTAAGGAGATTTATTATGGCAGCAGCAACAGCAGTTGTTTCCCGCAGAGGAAATGACCAGTTCCGTGGTCTATTTACAGACACTTGGGATGTTACCTGTACTCTTGATAGCGCATCAGTATCTACTGTATCTACCGCTACAGATACAGTTACAGTACCAGGCGTAAAATTAGGCGACATGGTTATCGGTATGGCAATTGGCGTTTCTGAAGCAGGTTTGGTTCGTAGAGCCTATGTTTCAGCCGCTGACACAGTTACTATCGTGACTTACAACCCTACAGGCAGTTCTGTAGACTTGGCATCAACTACATTGACCTTGATTATTGGTCGTGCGGTTTAATAAAAGGGGGCTAAAAACCCCCTTTTTAATGGAGTTCTTATGGCTACGTTTAAATGCTTACAGAGTGGAAATACAGTATCTTTCACCTATCAACATGATATTGATAGCATGAAAAGACATGAAGGATATGTAAGAATTGATGAAGTTGAGACTTCTGAAAAGCCTTTAACATCGTCTGAAACAAAGCCTGTTAAAAAGATGGGTCGTCCAAGGAAGGTCGAAAATGTCTGAGATTGATCCACGAGAATTCGGTAAGCTAGAAGCCCAAGTTGAGGCTTTACAAGCAGAAGTCCATGCACTTCGCCAAGATATTAAACTGCTTTTGGAGATGGCAAACAAATCCAAAGGTGGCATGTTCGTAGGAATGGCTATTGCCTCCTTTATTGGTGGCATCATTACGTTTATTGCTGACAGAGTGTTTACAAAATGAAACTCTTATCTGGCGTTGTTTGTCCTATAGCGACACAAGATATTTCGGTCAATCTGAAGAACCGAAACAATGCCTTTAAGAAGTTTGGATATGGGCCGCCCAATCCTGATGAACCAAACGAAGCGTTCTGGCTTAAGAAAGCCAAGATGTATAACGCTCCCACAGACACCATTAAAGGCATGATTTGCGGTAATTGCGCTGCCTTTATACAAACACCCAATATGATGGCTTGCATTACAGGCGGTCTTGAAAAAGACGAGGGTGAGAAAGAGTTATCTTATGATGAAGAATTTATTGAAGCGGCTGATCTCGGCTATTGCGACTTATTTCAATTCACTTGTGCTGCCGCCCGTACTTGTGATGCGTGGAAAGCTGGCGGGCCTATTACGAAGGAAAAACGATGATGTACGGAAAAACTAAGATGTCTAGCCCTAAAACGGCTAAAAAAGATACCAAAAAAGGTATGCCATTGGCAATTATGATTGCTGTTGGTAAGCCAAGAGCTATGCCTACCCGTGGTGGTCGTACCGCTACTAACATGATGAAGAAATCTTCAAGAGGAAAATAATGTCATCTTTAACTGCTCCCGTTACCCTTCTTAGTGCCGTTGTTGCAACTGGTGCTTCAAAAGCAGTCCAAGCTGATGCTGGTCAACCTGCATTTCTTCAAGTTGTTGGCATTACAACAGCTACTGTTGCTTTGCAAGGTAGTTTGGATGGCACAACTTACGCAACCATTGGCACAGCATTAACTGCTGATGGCATTGTTACTATTGCCAATGCCCCTAAGTATTTACGTGCTAACTGCACCGCCTATACATCTGGAACAATAACTGCAAAAGTTTTGTACTGATATGAAAACTAAAGCCCAAAAGAAGATCAGCAAAGTAATGACTGAGTTTGGCAAGGGCAAGTTGACTACCAATAAAAAGGTTGTCACCAACCCTAAACAAGCCATTGCTATTGCTATTTCCGAATCTAAGAGGAAGAAGAAATGAAACAAGGTCTTTACGCTAACATCAATGCCAAACAAGATCGCATCAAGGCGGGTTCTAAGGAAAAGATGCGTAAGGTTGGTTCTAAGGGCGCACCTACTGAGGCGGCATTTAAGCAAGCAGCTAAGACTGCTAAGAAGAAATGAAATCTCCTGTTGGATTGGATAAAACAACTGTAAATCAGTTGATCTTGTCTCATGGGACGTGGAAACATCTTTTTTATCGATGCTATTCAAAAGTCAGTCCAGACTACAAAAACTATGGTGGTCGTGGAATAGATGTACATCCATCATGGCATGGTGATGACGGCTTCTATCAATTTATTAAAGATGTTGGACTAAGACCATCAAAAGATTACAGTCTTGATAGGATTGATGTCAATAAAAGCTATTCATCAGAAAACGTGAAATGGTCAACTAGCATTGAGCAAGCCAATAATCGAAGAAATAGCAAGCGATACTTGTTTGAAGGCGATAACCTTACGTTAGCTGAAATTGCAAGAAAAATAGATGTTCCATATCATCGGATTTGGAAAGCCACTAAGATTTTTGGCAATCCATCAGAATACTCAAGAATTAACCCACATCGTGGTAAACATACGTATCAAGGCGAATTACGCTCAACAACTGAGATTGCCAAAATGGTCAATATGAAGCCAGCAACTCTTATGCAACGATTAAAAAATGGTTTAGATTTTGATTTAGCTATTGCACTTCCACTGCAATCTGGAGTACACTTTAGGGAAAGATCATCATGGTCTTAAAAAAATACCAGAATCCAAAAGGCGGATTAAATGAGGAAGGTCGTGAGTTCTATAAAAGGACTGAAGGCCTAGACCTCAAAAAGCCTTTAAAAACGGGTAATTCAGGTCGACGATCTAGTTTTTTAGCACGAATGGGCAATATGCCTGGCGCTGAGATGAAAGATGGAAAGCCTACCCGACTTTTACTTTCTCTTAGAGCTTGGGGCGCAACGTCCAAGGAAGACGCTAAAGCAAA